TAATATCTTCATCTGTATCAGGCTATGCTAAAGCGGCTACCAAAGCAGAATGTACAGCATTCAACGTGATTGGTAGAGCTTTAAACAGCAAAGAATCACAAGATGCAGGTTCAGTATTAGCGGCGGTTCGAGTAAGTCACTAATAAGTACCTACACTTCCTAAGTAGTAAAAGGGCGGCCTTAGTGTCGCCCTTTTCATTTTAGCACTAAATACTGATACAGTTTGGCCCACTATGTAACAGGGCTCGCGAAGCATTGCTTCGATGATAGATTTATAAAGGAGACCACGCTGTATGGCTATTGGCCGTATATCTGGATCTGTGCTGAAGTCAAATTTGACTCGTAATGGTACTGATCTGGCATTTGAGACTAACCTACTGTATCTCGATGTTACCAACGATCGCGTGGGCATAGGTACCTCCGAACCCTCAACAGCACTACATGTATCAGGCACAGTCAACGCAACAGCATTTGTTGGTGATGGTTCTGGATTAACAGGGGTAAACGTCAGTACCAACATACAGATAGTTGGCGATGACTCCACAGGTGCAATATTGGGCACCGGCGAAACATTTAAAATTGCAGGTGCAACGGGAATTACCACAGCAGTGTCAGGTGACACTTTAACTGTAACAGGACCAAATTTAAGCTCGTATCTACAGAATACCGGCACACAGGTCATTGACAATTTAACTTTCAATGACAATATCATTAGCACAGCATCCAACGCTGATTTAATATTATCTCCGGGAGGCTCTGGTACTGTTGTTATATCAGGAATAAATTTCCCCACAACAGACGGAAGTAATGGACAGGTACTGTCAACAGACGGTGCAGGCAACATCACGTTCACAGAGTCATCAGGTGGTGGTGGTGGAAATAACACAGCAGTAAAACAATTCAACTACTATAAATTAAACACAACATCCGTTGTTGTGGATGAATTTGACACAACAGAATATAGAGGTGCCATATACGACGTGACTATGGAAGACAAAGACAACGGTTTCGTTGGACACCTGAAAGTATCCGTAGTACACGACGGTTCAACACCTTATGTTTCCGTCTACAACGTGAATGAAGATTCCACAAGGATTGCAGACTTTACAGTTGCAATTTCTGGGGACATGGTACAGCTATCAGCGAACACAAACACCTCGTCACATACTAACTTGAGAATCTACAGGGTGGCATTGGGAGATCACCACGAAACAGTTGCAAACACTAACTCAAAAATTATAGCAACATCGACCAACATAGGCTCAACGGCAACAACACTAGACCAATTCACAAAGACAGACATAAGGGGTGCCAAGTATGTTGTTTTGATCAAGGACGACACATCAGGTGATTATCAAATATCTGAGACTAGCCTGACGCATGATGGTACAACAGTGTACCACGACGACTACGCCCTCGTATCAAGTAGGGGAACACCATTGCACACAATCAGCGCCGCAATTTCTGGTGCCACTGTGACATTGAGCTCAACAGCAGGTGGAAACACAACAGGTACGGCGATACTATACAGACAGGACCTAGGATCAAAAACCAAACTGGGAGAGTTTGATAACTTCTTGTACGGTGTTAAAGGTGACATAGATTCTGCAGTTGAAACAGTAGACTCGTTTGACGCATTCAAATACAAATCAGCTAGATATTTCATCACAATGGAATCAGGCTCTGAATACCAGAACTCGGAAGTGACCATGACTGTTAACAACGCAGGCTCGGGAGCAACCGTATCTGAGAGTTTTGTTATCACTGGCAACAACACGTTAGCAACTTTCTCAGCAGATGTATCAAGCGGTAAAGCAAGGTTAAGGGCAAGTTGCAATCCAAACACCAAGATTTATTTTGCAAGATTGGCCATGGAAGCAGACAACATATACAGGGCAAGTGGACAGACTGCTGACGATCTATACATCACACACAACAACATCACGGCAAACGACACACAATTGATACTGTCAGGCATGACAGGTGCATTGACCTTACCCAAAGGCACAACAGTACAACGTCCTACAGGTGTGTCGGGTATGTTACGTTACAACACTATCACAGACGTATACGAAAGGTACGACTCTGCAACCAGTTCATTCATTGATATAGCCACGCAGGCATCTGTTACGGAATCAGCAGGCACAAGTACCGGAGAACAAACATCGATAGGTGCATCTGCAACCAACGTTGACACGTTCACAACTGGTTCTTTTGACAGTGCATTCTATCTTGGTGTCATGAAGGATGAGATCAACAACGAATTAGCAACAGTTCAGCTCAGTTTAGTACACAACAATTCAGATGCTTTTGTGTCAGCAGGTGGTGGTGTGCAACAAGGTGATAACACACAACTGACGTTCACTGCAGATATCAATTCAGGCACAGTTAGATTAAAAGGTACGGGTGCCGCGGCAGTAAACTCAATCAAGTTCTTCAAAATAGGGTTGGGTGACAGTACAACTGCATCAAGCTCCGGTAACACATCTACAATTATCAACACAGACGTTGACAGTGCTGTGGAAAACATAGACACATGGGCACACGGAACATACAGAGGTGCCAAGTACTACATCAGTGCCAACAACACCGGCAAGACAGAATTACACAACATCGAGTGCTTGGTTGTACACAACGGCAGTGATGCATTCATAACAACTTATAACAGCAACTTCACAGGAAGCAACGAACTGATAAGTTTGACCGCAGACATAAGTGGAGACGATGTGAGATTGAGAGCTTCGGCTAATGAGCCAAACACAGCAGTCAAGATGTACAGGGTGTTGTTGGGGGACGCAGAATCAGATGCAACAAGTGATAACACGAAAACAGTGGGACAGACCACAACATCAAGCAGTGCCTCTACAATGGACACTTTCTCTTCAGACACAGCCAACGGAGCACACTACGTTGTGGTTGGAAGCAGTGACTCAGAGAGTGCGGCAAGTATCTCAGAAGTTTTCGTAGTAGCAGATGGGTCGGATGCGTATGTTTCATCAGGACCTGTTGTTTCCACGAAAGGCACAGACCAACTGACATTCTCAGCGGCAATGTCGGGAACAACGGTCACAGTGTCCTCAGCATCAACATCGGGTGCAAGTACACTTGTAAATGCGTACAGAGTAAATCTATTAAGACCATCAGCAGGTGCGGCAACAAGCGAACAGGTGCTTGTATCAACCACACAGACAATATCAGGTGCAAAGACATTCTCGAATGCTGTTGTGATGATGACCAATCTACCCACCAGTGATCCAAACAACGCAGGACAACTGTGGAACAGTAGTGGTACTTTGAAAATCAGTGCTGGCTAACAGTGAGTAGATTGACTTATTGTGTTTCCTGTTGTATAGTATAAAAATAACTAACATTCTTTAACAAAGTAACTCTTGCATAGTAGCAAATTGTTATTAGCATAGCTAAAAAGCAATGGTTTGTTATAAGTAAAGGCAAAATATGATACGAAAAAAAAGATTGTGTGGCATGTTACGAGTGAGTTTTACTGTCACCACGTTGATTAGACACGGACAGTTAGAAACAGCAAAAAGATACGCAAGGAGATACGAGTAATGTGGACTTATACAGACAACGAACAAACATGGATTTCTAAAAAAATCATAAAAAAAGTTGTCAAGAAGTTTAACACAACATTGTTTACAATCAGTATAACACCTAGTTTGATACTGATATTTTTGGTAGCAATGCTTATTGTGTTGAACTAAATTAATTTTAAATGAGACTCCTATTAATTCTAATCGTTGCGAGTATTCTGTCCAGTTGTAACACCATAAAAGACTGCGGAGTCAAACCCACAATTACTATTAAAAAAGAAGACAGTAAAACAAATACAAATTCCCCCACAGACACAAAAACCACACCTGGCACTGTGATTCAAGATATTCGAGAAAATGCTCAACCAGGTGGTCAAGTTAAGTGTACTTTTTAAACTATTAGATCCAATATGGTTTGTAACTTGCCTTTGATACTCTTGTTATTGAGAGTGTTCCTCAGTCCTGCGTGTAGGTTCTTTGGCCAACACTCAAAAGCACACCAAGCATAAGAATTGTGTTCTTCGTTTAATTTTGGCAGGAATTCTTCCTGCACAGCAACCACATACGTGTTGAAGAAAAACTTCTGATCGTTGGATGTGAACAGTTCCAATGGAATAACTTTTTTAAATGCAGGCACCGGGCCTACTTCTTCTGTAATTTCTCTCTTTAATCCTTCAAATGCAGACTCTTTGAATTTGGCCTTGCCTCCTGCCAGTCCCCACATACCTCGTGTTTTACCATCAGTTCTCTGTAAGAAAAGGAAACGTTTGGTATTAACAGCGTAGAACAACGCACCCGAACATATGATATTGTCTTGCATAAATTAATTATAGCACAATAGACCACTTGCCGCCAATATAAATTCCTTCATAACTCTTCACCCAATTGGTGCCGTTGAATTTATACTGTATGCCAGTGTTCAAATTAGTAACATATTCCACAGTAGAATCAAAATCTGTCGTGGACCATACCACACCCCATTTACCAGTGGCGCTGTTGTATTGAATAATATCATTCACACTGGCTCTCAGGTTACCCCAAGCTGAGGCATCAAACGTGTTGGTAGAATCACCGATGTCGTTCACAACAAGGTAACGATCTCCATCAGCGGGATTGACTGGTTGGAATGTTAGTGGATTAATAATCTTTAAAACAGAAGGTATGGTGTTTGCTGGTATTGTGTCTGTGTCAATGTTGAACAACAGAATGGTCTCATCCAGGGTGGTGGTGGCAATAGTACCCACTATCTCATTACCGTTTTCCTGTGTTAATTTTATCTGTGACGTACCGTTGGTTACTTTACCGTATTGATTCAACAGTGTGTTCCAGTTCACGGCAGGCCCAAACGTTTCAAACGGATCTGCTAATCCTGTGTCTGTTGCTCCGGTATGGAATCCGTCTCCGCCGGAAGATACATTTGTTCCTGTGGTACCTAGCAGTCTAATTTGATTGCCTGTAACCAACAGACCAAAATTATTCGGAGTGATGTAACTGCGAGTCATTAAGTCTCCGTCTATCAACCCTTTTGCTATGCCTCCGTCGTCGTCATATATTGACATGATAATTTTTTGTATCACACCTAATTTAGAAATTTTGACAGGTGGTGATAACCATATGGGCATTGAAAATGTTAACTGTGCCACATCAATCTCTGTTTCTGCTCCCACCGGTATGGTTCTAGATGAAAATGTTGTGCCTGTTAATTCCACATAACTCAATGAGGTCCAATCAATATAGTTGTCTGATTTTTGAATTTCAAAATCTGGATTGAATAGATACAGTATCTGTTCCATTATCTGTAACTTCATATCTGTATTAGTGGTAAAAATGTCTGCCGCTACATTCAAACGGAACGGTGATGGCATGACTTTCTCAATGGTGTAACCAGCTCCGAGAGTGTTGGTGTAATTTCCATCTGCGTCTACATCTCGTTCTCTCAAATGTTGTTTTTCAATGTGGTATGGATTCTGCATTCGTTCTCTGTCGTATTCCAGTGCTGTAACATATGCACCAATCTTGGGTGCTGAAATAAGAGTATTCTCTGAATTGTTTCTAATAATATTAGCAACCTGACGAGTCATATCTCCATACACAACAGGCACCTGTTTTAATCTCACAACGCCGTCTGCACCTTTGCCTTCTTCTATGGAAAAGTTACTCAAAATTCTCACAAATTGGGTTAGGAATTTTCTAATCTGCCCGTCATAATAATGTAACATTAATTTTAATTATCCGCCTGTGGTTTTAGAGCATCTGTTAATGACTGTCTCTGCTCAACTGTTAGACCATTGATTGTGGTTGTACCCGACGAATTAACAAATTGTGATTTAAATGTATTTTTTGTATCAGTATTGCTCATTGTTAATCTCACAGAGTCTTCCACTTTTACCCACCTTACACTGTCAAATCGGAATAATCTATTGGGCAAGAAATCTGTTCGTAGGAAATAATCACCTTTGTCCACATTAGTGGTAGGGAAACTTGTGCCAAACCCTGCAGGATTTCCATTAGGCGGAACACCGTCACCGTTGTAGTAGAATCCATAATGAGAGGAAGCAGGTGTGTCAATCACAGCATTCACTGTTTTATCTGTGGCGACACTGCCATCTGAATTCACGTTGTCTGTTCTTATATTGCCTCGCTCGTCGATGGGAGCCACATAAAATTGTTTATAGTTAAATCCTGACTTGGGAGCATCTGCTTCTGCCTGTTGTATGACAGCAGTATTGATTTCTTTTTCCTTGTTGTAGGTGCTCATGTAACTCGCCAGTGACCCCGTTGTCTCTGCATCACCGATAACATCTCTGAATTCTTGTGAATCTACGAGTGTTTTTAACTTTAATCTTAACAGATGTGGCCACCAAGTCTGTGAAAATCCTTCTGCGGCTCTGTTTACATCTTCTACCACATAAAATCTTTTAAGTGCAATAGGGATATTTTCATCCAATGAAAAATCGTCCTTCATATGAGGTAATTCTATGACATCGCCCGACATGGGTTTTCTTCCAATTCGTTCCACGATATCGTTTAGATGCACAGTCATAAAAATTGTATCATTCTGCAGGAACATTCCAAACTGTGATAGATTAAAATCTATGTCCTGTACGTTGTAAATGCCTCTCACCACATAAACATCTGATGAATATTTTCGGTCTCTGTTCTCTAAAAACAGTAGATCTTGAATGGTGGTCTCTGATGTGGTGCCTGAATAGTTTGGTTGGGTGGGAGACGCCAGACCATCTTTGTTGGTAGCACCTTGATCGTATGGACCTATATATTTGTGTAAGTAAATGTCGGTGCCTCCCACAGAAAACTGCTCTTTGATGTTACGATCAAAAAATTTGTAATCATTGCCTTTTTCCGGCTTGTAAATGGATAGTCTTGGCATATCACACATATTTATTGATAATGTCTATGCGGTAAATATGTGCATGTCAGAGTTACAAACCGGTCAACAAGAAATATTCGATTACGTTAAAACCAGCCTGGGAGATGGCATGGTTGAAGTGGAGTTAGATCCAAAACACTACGAAACAGCACTGCAAAGGGCGATCAACAGATATCGCCAACGATCGTCTAATGCTACCGAAGAATCATACGCTTTTCTACAACTAAAAAAAGATCAAAACAGATACATCTTGCCTGACGAAATTATCAACGTGAGAGAACTGGGAAGAAGAACAGTGGGATCACGCTCTGAAGGCGGTGAAGGTGGCACAATGTTTGAACCATTTAATTTGGCCTACACCAACACCTATCTTCTACGAGCAGGTGCGGCGGGTGGATTGGCGACATATTTTGCCTTTGCTTCTTATCAAGAGCTTGTGGGGAAAATGTTTGGATCGTTCATACAGTTCCATTATGACAATGCCACAAAAACATTGACCATCACGCAGAGACCAAGGATTGACACAGAGACAGTGATCATGCACACCAACAATTATCGACCAGACATAACGCTGTTCAAAGATATCTATAGTAAACCGTGGCTCAGAGACTACACACTGGCCGTTTGTAAAACCATGCTGGGAGAAGCTCGAGGCAAATTTAATACCATTGCAGGGCCGCAGGGTGGAACCACATTGAACGGTGATGCTCTAAAAGCAGAAGG